CCTTTCAGTTACCGGAAACATTCAAGTAGACGGCAACTTAACAGAAGCCAGCAATATTATAATTGGTGATCAGCCCTTAGATACTGTTACAATTAATACTGATTTTAGTCAAAGTATTGTTCCAGGTACAGACAATACATACGACCTTGGTCAAGATAATAGAGACAGTACGTTAGGTCGTTGGGATCAATTATACACTCCTGATTTGACACAGGTAGTGACCATGCTGCCTAATCAGGTAAAAGTTAGTGAACAGATGGATATCGACGGAGTCATTAATAAAATATCAGGAATGCAGTCCAATGAAGATATTTTATTGAACCCTGATACCGGCATCACCTACATCGAACGCACTAAGTGGCAAAATAGCGTTATTACTAACCTTAACAATACTGCATTATCTGTCGGATCAACTGGCATAGGCTATACAGTATTTGCTGGCACTAATGGTATATCAATTCCAGCAGGTACAGATGCTGAAAGAAGAGTCTCCCCAGAAGTCGGTGAAACACGTTGGAACACTACCAATCCTACTAATCGATATCTTGAATGTTTCGACGGTACTGTTTGGGCAGTGTCAACGGGTGGCGGTATCGAAGTTGACATCAACATCATGGAAGATCTCGGCCATGTTTGGACCCTTACCCTGGGTTAATTTCCCTTAGACATAAATACTAATACTGTAAAGACTGACCAAGTTTTTACGATACTCAACAGCGTAGGACCGCTATGTAAGGTGTCCATATCCGTGTAACTCGGTGGTGATGGAGAGCATATGGCTATTGGTCGAATTTCCGGTCCGCTCTTAAAGTCTAATCTCGTCCGAGACGGCGTGGATTTGGCCTTTGAGACTGACCTCTTATACTTAGATGTAACCAACTCCCGCATTGGCGTGAACACTGCCACTCCGACCACAGATCTTGATGTTAACGGTACAATCAGAACTACCAATCTTATTTTAGATAGCGGCCTTGATGTAGGTAATCTACACCTTAGCGGCAATACAATCAGCAGCGACCTATCAACTATCAGCTTTATTGCATCTGCAGGCGAAGCAACGGTATATCACACAATTGTACACATTGACGATATACAAATCCAAGGTAACGTAATTTCTACATTTAACTCAAATGCAAATCTTGAGTTTCACCCTAACGGTACTGGTATTGTAGATATTACAGGTAATACTAATATTCTTGGAAATTTAAATGTTACTGGTAATATTTCTGCTACAGGTAATGTAGTTATCGGTGGTAATATTACCATTGGCGATGCGCTTACAGATAACATTACTATCAATGCTGCTATTAAAAGTGATTTAATCCCAGAACGAGACATTACCTATGATCTTGGTTCTGCTTCTTTTAGATGGCGCAGAGTATACGCCAATAACTTATACGCTGATACATTAAACGTTCCGACACTTGATGTTGGCAACTTGATGTTCCGCGATAATCAAATTACCACTACTACTGGTCTTGATTTATACATTGACGGCAACGGTGCAGGCGGCGTCAGATTAGGCAATTTTAAAATAGTTGATAATACTATTACTAACGTAGTATCAGCCGCTATTACACAGATAGCACAAACAGGTATTGGCTATTTTAAAATTAATGGTACAAATGGTTTTGTACCTCCAGTGGGATTAACCGGCGAGCGTCCTACTGTGGGAGGCTACGGAGCATTGCCCGTAGGTATGACACGCTACAATACAGATTCAAAAGCTCTTGAAATATGGGACGGCATTGCTTGGGCCAGTCCTGCAGGTTCATCAGGTGCTGTTAGTATTACACAAGCCAACGACATTGCGGTTCAGATCGCATTAACATTAGGATAATAAAATGCCAACCGTATTTAAACACGCATTAGTAACAGAAGTTGGTACATCAGCAACTGATATTGTAACAGTTGACGCAGGTGTTAGAGCAACAGTTATTGGCTGCAACTTGGCTAACGTAACAGAATATGACACCGTGGTTGCTGACCTATATGTATTTGGAGCAGATAGTGTAGTGACACATTACGTCAAGGGATTGGTAATTCCTCCAAATACCAGCGTAAAAGTAATTACGCAAGGTGAAAAATTAATACTTCCTGCTACCACAGGATTAAGATTAAGAAGCGATACGCCAGACAGTATCGATGCTACAGTTAGTTATGTTGAGATATCATAAGGATTAAATTATGCCAAGTACATATTATTTAGGTACCAGCCCAGACGAAGCACTTGGAGATAGTCCGAGATATTGGTATGCAATTCGCAGAAATGCAGACGGTGAACTATTTCTATTACGCAGCGATCAAGCCAAGGATAAAGATTCTATCGAATTAAACTTACCAGGTGCTCCAAATGAAAACTTTGAAGATTTTGAACCAGGTGTAGATTACTTCGATGGTATCGCAGCCGATCATGAAGTTGTTTACGATAATCTATACTGGACTCAGTATCGATGGGATAACCGTAACATGCTTTACTATATAGATAGTCAAGGACGATTAGTTCAACGTATCAACCAAGGATACTCATATCCAACAGGACATTCAAGTTAAACGGAATAAATTATGGCAGAATTTAAGATCAGTAGAATACGGTACACTTGGCGCGATACTTGGGCCACTGGTACTGATTATATCAAAGACGACATTGTAAGATTCGGTGGCGCATCGTGGGTCTGTGTTAGAAAACATACAGCTTCAGCATTTGCGACTGATCAAATATATTTGGCAAATCCAGACGATACAGATTTTACTCCAGCATGGATTAAAATGACCGATGGTTATGCATGGCGCGGCGATTGGGCTGCATCTACATTGTATAACCCAGGTGACATTTCTCTATACGGTGGTGTTATCTATCTCTGTATACTGAGCCATACTTCTGCTGCAACATTCGCTGCCAATGATCTCAAGTGGGCAGTCTATACCGCATTGCATAATTGGGTCCAAAATTGGACTATTAACACACGTTATGCAGTTGGAGATGTTGCAAGATACAACGGCATTGTGTATCGTTGTACTGTAGAACATACTTCTTCAACATTAACTAACGGTTTAGAAGTCAGTAACAATGACGGATACCAAGACAGTACTCTCGAATCATGGGAGATTGTATATTCAGGAGTTCAATATCGTGGCGATTGGACTGTTAACACAAGATATCGCATAAACGATTTAGTAAAATTTGGCGGAACAGTTTTTAGATGTAAAAAAGGACACCAACACGCTAACGATTCAACTTTAAACTTTGATTTAGACTTACATTGGCAAATTGAATTTCCAGGGTTTCAAAAATCTGGCATGTGGAATAATTCTACAGTCTACCAAAACGGAGACATTGTTCAACACGGCGGAAAACTATATTACAGTCTAACTACAAATTACAATAGTAACCCTACCAGCAGCACCTATCAAATTCTTGACCGTGCTAATCCAGAAATCGATTGGCAGGTTGTATCAGCTGCTGACAGCTTTAAAGGCGATTGGACAGCCGCAGGCCAGTACAAAACTGGTGATGTTGTTCGCCGTGGCGGATACACATATCGTGCATTATTAGATACAGCGTTAACTGCTGATGGTAGCAGTCTTGATTATCTCGATTCAACTAATTGGGAAGCAGTGATACCAGGTAACGACCATAAAGTAGAATGGATCATTGGTAACACTTACGCAGTAGGCGATCTTGTAACATATGAAGGGACGCTATGGAGATCTAACTACGAACATATAGCCAGCAACGAAAATTGGCCGTCATTAGACAGTGGTTCAGGATTCTTCTATTGGGATATTGTGTTGCTATCCGGTTCGAACACCGGTATGAAAAATCGAGGAGATTTGTTAACCTATAACCTATCTCGTGATTTAGTCGGTGACGGTAGTACTTTTAATGAAACTTCTGTGCCGATAGGCGAGTTAGGTCAACTGGCAACCATCGACGATGCTGATACTATTTTTTATAACTTCTGGGGACAATCTGACAAAGTTCGTTATGTCAGCGCCGATGAATCGATAGCATTAGACGATGATACAGATCCTGAACGTGGTATTAGTCCATTTAAACCATTTAGAACAATTCGTTATGCCTGCGAACACATTGAAGATTTAAACACTGCATCAGAGCATTATACTATCAGAGTATCCACAGGCGAATACGAAGAAGTGTTACCGATCATAGTACCTGAAAAAGTTGCTGTGGTTGGAGACGAGCTTAGAGCAACGCAGGTTAGACCTAAACCAGCAAATCCAGCATTGGCCAATGATCGACCATATTCATTGGTTGCATTAGATCATATCTCTGATATTATTCAAGATCTATTTGCCAACAATACTATAACTAAGGCTGTTGGTAATACAGAAGACCAAGTATTCTTAACAGAAACAGTACAGGTAGCTGGTCCTCCAATCATTGATACAATGACTGGAATGGTAACTCCAACATACATTGATGTTACGCAACCAATAACTGTCAGTCCGGCAGCAGCCACAGATATTCAAGATATAATCAGTGACATTACTGATTATATTAATTTCTACGTAGCTGGACAAGGAACAGAACCTACTATGACTGGTTCTAACACAGCGGTTACGGCATTAGGTTACACTAATGCAGTTTTAGTCCTTGAAGCGAATAAGAATTTCCTTGCAGAAGAAGTGTCTGCATTTATTGCTCAACAATACCCATTATTAAATTATGATGCATCTCAGTGTAAGAGAGATATTCGTAGATACATTGATGCATTTAAGTACGATATAATCTACACAGGTAACTACAAATCATTATTAGGTGCAAGATATTATCGAAATGCAGTTCTCGGATCAGAAGGCGAGGACATGTTCTATGTACGTGATGCTACTGGTATTCGTAACATGACCTTAAAAGGATTAACAGGAACTCTTAATCCTCCAAGAGTATATGAACTGTATCAGCGACCAACTGGTGGTGCCTTTGTAAGTCTTGACCCAGGCTGGGGCCCTAACGATACTCGCTGTTGGATTACAACTCGATCATGTTATGTACAAAACGTAACCACATTTGGTACCTGTGCAGTCGGTCAAAAGATTGACGGGGCACTACACAATGGTGGTAATAAATCTATTGTTTCAAACGACTTTACACAGGTTATCAGTGATGGTATCGGAGCTTGGGTATTAAACAACGGTCGTGCAGAACTTGTTTCTGTGTTTACATATTATTGCAATATTGGTATGTTTGCCGAAGATGGCGGTGTTATTCGTGCTACTAACGGCAACAGTTCATATGGTAATATTGGAGCATTGGCAGACGGCAATGATCCTGGTGAAGTACCAGTTTATGCAACTATTAACAATCAAACAACTCAAGCAACGATCGCAGCAGCGTTCGCTGGAGAAATTAACGACGAAATTTTAGCATTTGAATTTAGTCACGCTGGTGAAAACTATACCAGAGCCGATTATACAGTTACTGGCGCTGGTGTAAATGCCAGTGTTCTTCAAGAAGAATTTAGAGATAACGCTATTTTTGAAATGATGGTTCGTAACGATCCGTCGGGTACATTTACTGGAACACCAGGCGGCTCAGGATACAGCTTGGTCGGTAACAACGCACAAACAGGTACCGCTACTACAATTACACTCGCAACCAATGATGCAAATACTGAAGCAGATTTGTTAGGATTGAGAATTGTAATAACCAGCGGTGATGGTACAGGACAATACGGTCAGGTTGCATCCTATAATTCCACAACTAAATTATTAAATGTCATAAGAGAAAGTGACGGTCAACCAGGATGGGATCACATAGTTCCAGGTAAACCTATAGTGACCACAATGACTACGAATGCAACATATCGTCTTGAGCCAAGAATAACATTCTCAGATCCAGGGTTTACAACAACTCTGTTTAATTTAGGAACATCAGTAAGTTGGGCAAACGTAGTATATGGCGAGACATCTGGTACTTATACCGATGTTACCGGTAGTGCTGGATTAGGCACTACTCTTGATATAACGCCAATTACCGCAACCTGGAATATTGTTAAAGTTGGAAGAGGTTATACCATAACTCTTGCACAGGGCGGCGCAGGCTATATTGTAGGTCAAACAGTAACAATTGACGGTGAAGATGTTGGCGGTGAAACTATTGAAAACGATATTACAATTACAATTACAGCAGTGTCTGATGATAGTACTAATTCAATATTAGATTTTGATTATTCAGGCCTTGCAGCCAGCGGACGATTTGTAGCAACACCAACATCAGCTACTACTACTTCATATTCCGAAGATGGCGTAGTATGGGGAACTGGAACTTTACCAAGCGAAAACAATTGGAAAGCATTAGCAGCAGGTGAGGCTAAATTTGTAACTGTTGCATTTGGTACTAACAGTACTGCATATTCGTTAGATGGCATAGCATGGACTGCTGGCGGAAATATGCCTTCGGTACAAAATTGGAATTCGATTGCTTACGGAGCCCCTGTTGGCAGCAACGGACTGTTTGTAGCAGTAGCAGGAACAGCCAACGCAGGTGCAGTCAGTACTAATGGTACTACATGGACTGCAATATCGCTACCAGTATTTGGCGATTCGACATTGAACGAATGGGTTGACATTGCCTACGGTAAAGGTAAATTTGTAGCACTGGCTAACAGCGGAAATATTGTTGCAGTTGGTACATATAATTCAATTACATCAACAATTTCCTGGGTTGGCGTAATTATGGATTCTGTTGCAGACTCATCACAGAAAGATTGGGTCAGCATTGCCTATGGTAATAACAGATTCGTAGCAATATCATCAACTGGTGATATATCCTACAGCTTTGATACAGAAACATGGTATGGAGCTACAGCAGCAAGCCAAGACGGTTCGACAGCACATAACTGGAAACAAATTAGATACGGCCAAGGTGTATTCTTTGCAGTAGGTGATTCTGGTGGCAGAGACATCGGTGCAGACCCTGTACCAGCGTCAGAAACAACATTCGCAGCAACATCATATGACGGTATTAGATGGACTAATAGAGGTCTGCCAGAAGCTGCATTATGGAGTGCAGTAGCATTTGGTAATCCTGATATATCAATGGGCGACAGTACAGCTTCTAATAGCACACCTATGTGGATCGCAGTTCACCAATCATTGACTGGTACAGCCTGCAAGATATTAACAGGCGCTCGAGCAATTGCCAGAGCGATTGTTGAGTCTGGAAGAATCAAGTCTATAAGAATTTGGGAACCTGGTAGCGGATATTCTTCAACTCCAACCTATACAATTACAGATCCCAAGAATACCAGTGAAGCATTTATCAATCCAAGACTGGGTGATAGTGTGTTAGCACAACCAAGCTGGATTTTCAGAGGGACAAACTATAAGACCAGCTCGACACGGGTAACAATATCTGGTGACGGTTATGCTGACGTTATTCCAAATACACAATTTGTAACAGTTGCGGGACTACCAACACTGACAGGCCCTGGTACACAATTTAGATTCCGCGGCGAAACAAACTATTTTACAGTGGCAACTGTAGAATTTGAAAGCAGCGAAAGCAATGGAACTATTACAGGAACATTTAGAGTAAGTCCGCCGTTAGATTACGATTACTATCTTGAGCACGGTGCGCAGGTAGAAGTTCGTGAACGTTACAGTCAGGTTCGTATTACAGGACATGACTTCCTTGATGTAGGATCTGGAAATTTCTTAGAAACAAATTACCCAGAGCTGTACACTCTAAACACATACTTCTATGCACCTGAAGACGAAGTTGTTGAATTAAACGGTGGACGTGTGTTCTACACCAGTACCGACCAAAGCGGTAACTTTAGAACAGGTGAATTATTTGCAGTTGAACAGGCAACCGGTGTAGTTACAATTAGTGCGGACTTCTTCGATCTACAGGGTCTAACAGAATTGGCACTGGGCGGAGTTCGACTTGGTGGTTCAGGAGCGATCGTTCGTGAATTTTCAACAGACCCGCTGTTTACCGCAGACTCAAATAACGTAGTATCAACGCAAAAAGCGATTAAATCCTATTTGGCAAATCGTTTAAACGTTGGCGGATCAGATCTATTAACAGCCAGCTTCATTGCAGGTACTGTTCGAGTTGGTCCAAACATAATTTCAAACACAGCTGGGTTAACTATTACTATCCCAAGAATGGCAGACTTCAGCGGGCGTGGCGAAAGAGGGGCAGCAACACATATTCGTGGTAGTATGTTGGCGCAAACAATGTTTTATAAATCATTTAATGACAATGGATTATAATGAATAAATACACTAACTTCAAAAAAATCGGAGTGGATAATGGCAGAATTTAAATTAGGTAGAATTAGATTTGTATGGAAAGGTAACTGGGCAACTGGTACTACATACTACATAGATGACGTTGTAAGGTACGGCGGCAGTACATATATTTGTACAGTCGGCCATTCTGCCGCAGCTGATTTTAATACAGACTTAGAATATAATCCAACTAAATGGAATCTAATGTCTAATGGTACTGACTGGAAAGGGGACTGGACAGTTAATACATTTTATAAAGCTAACGATATTGTAAAATACGGTGGTTTATTATACATCTGTAATACCAAACATACATCTACCAATTTAGCGCAATCAGGAACACCCGGTGCAGAAACAGTTACTGGTCTTGAAAAAGATCAAGCCAAGTGGACATTGTATGCTGAAGGATTTGATTGGCAAGGTGACTGGACAATCTCAACACGCTACAAGAAAAACGATCTTGTAAAATACGGCGGATACACCTATGTATGTAACACGGCTCATACTTCATCTGCAACTACTACCTTAGGCTTAGAAGCATACTCTTCATACTGGGATTCTTTCAATCAAGGATTAGAATACAAAGGTACTTGGGCTGGCGCCAGCACACGTTATAAATTAAATGATGTTGTGAAATATGGTGCAGGACTTTGGATCTGCACAGCGCAACATACATCAACTGCTTCATTTGCAGCTGACTCATCAAATTGGAGTCAGTTTGTTGAAGGTATTGAATTTGAAGACACTTGGGTTTACACAACTACATATCAATCAGGCGATGTGGTCAAGTACGGTGGTAATCAATACGTAGCTAAGACTGTTCATACAGCAGCAGCCGTAACTGAGACACCGCTAACACAAACTTCAAGATGGGATCTATTCAGCGAAGGATTTAAATTCCAATCTGACTGGACCAATTCAACTTCTTATAAGATCGGCGAAGTTGTAAGATTAAACGGCTATACATACTTGGCCACTACTGATTCACCTGCCAACACCTACACTGTTACAGCAGCCACCGCAGCAAATGATCAATTCACTATAGCCAGCACCACTGGTATTGTTGCTGGAATGACTGTAAGATTTACTGGTACTACTTTTGGCAACGTGTTTACAACTGCAAGATATTATGTTAAAACTGTTGCAGCTGGTTACATTACGATCAGTACCACATCGGGCGGAACTACATTTGATGTTCCTTCTAATGCAACAGGTACAATGACTGCAACGGTATCGGCAGAACCCCCAAATGCATCATACTGGACAAGATTAAATTCTGGTATATCATGGCAAGGCACATGGGCCGATGACTCAGAGTATCGCCTTGGTGATGCTGTTCGTTATGGTTCTAACGCATATATCTGCGTTTTAGATCATCGTTCGGAAGAAGACGACGGATCGACTGTCGGAGTACAGGGTGGTGGCGCTGCAAATAGTCGCCCTGATCGCGATACCGCTGGAACATATTGGAGTATCTTATCGACAGGTAGCGAAACTGCGGTATTAACTACACGCGGTGACCTTGCATATTATAGCGGATCAGGACCAAATAGATTACCGATTGGTACAGAGGGTCAACTTTTAAGATCTAACGGTACTGATCCAGAATGGGTAACACTTGGTAAAACTGATCACGTTTACTATGTTGCAGAACACGGCACAGACGGCCCTGCTCCTGTATATGGATTGTCATTAGATAAACCATGGAGAACAATTCGTTATGCCTGTGAACAGGTAGAAAACGGCTGCAGAAAACCTAACGCTGCATATTTGCTTGAGATGAACCGTGCATTTATTCAACGAGAAGTTACAGAGTGGATTGATTACCAGATAGCAAATAATATTTCTCCGTTTACTTCTGCATTTGATTACGATGAATATAAGTGTGAGCGAGATACAGGGTTTGTTGTTGATCGTTTGATCTGGGATATTAATCACGGCGGAAACTTAAAAACATTATCAGCAGCATTGGCCTATATCAATCTATTGTCTAACGGTGACATATATGCAACAGCCGAAGAAGGTAATGGTACTGGGATATACTCTAAGGTGGGGGTAGAAGGTACTAAAGATGCAGCAGCTTATAATTACATGCTGACATTAGTTGCTAAGGTATTAAACAATACTGCTCCTACTGCAAACTATCAAACACTTAACGGTGATAATTCCACTTCAACAGTAGCGCAATACATCGATTTAGCCTACACAGCTGAACCTACAGCAATCACTGAAATAACTACCTTGGTAGGAATTCTTACAACAGCACTAACTGAACAGACAGCAACTAATCTTCCAGATCGTTCAGTTCCAGCAAACAGTATTTTTATCAAGAGCGGTGTATTCCAAGAAGTATTGCCGATTATTGTTCCAGCTGAAACTTGTTTGATCGGTGACGAAGTACGTTCAACACATGCTGGACCTATTGGCAGCACTGTTAATTTAACTGATGCAAAATACAGTCTTGCTACATTAGATCGTTTAGAAACTGTTGTCGGCCAAGTTATCCTTGGTACTGACGTTACAGAAAGTTCTGGAAATACAGCAGTACAGAGCCGTGCTTGGCCATACGCCAGCTCTGTAGAAGTTACCAGTTTACAACAACTTGTTCGTACACTGAAATGGAACACTGCCTATAGATTAAATTCTACAGATCCTATTCTATTAACTGACCCGACAGGTTACAATTCTGCATATTTGTCAGGATACGGCGATGCACGTTACCTATTGCAAGAAAACAAAGAATTCTTGAAACAAGAAATCACTGCGTTTATTGCAGTTAACTATCCTACAGTTAAGTATTCCAAAACCAGATGCAAACGCGATGTTGGATATGTTGTCGATGCAATGGTTTACGATTTAACCTACGGTGGATATTCACAGACATTAAATGCTGGCCTTGCTTACTTTGACGGTAATTCAAGCACAACATTAATGATTGACTCTACAGAATTAGCTGCAACATCAGCATCTTACAGTAGATTAAAAACAGTAATGCAACAGATTGTTGCCAATACCGCTGTAACACGTTCGACCGGTAACTTATCAACTCAGTTTACTGATAGTACTAATCGCACTGGCGGATCATCAGCATCTACATTTATTGGTAACGGCATTGATATTATTATTAATATCATTGCAGGGGATTCAACAACCAGCCTAACTCCGCAGATCAATATTACACAGATTGCAACTAATAACACATTTACTTCTGCAACACACGGTTTATTAGTTGGCGATGCTGTAATTCCAAGAACTACTTCCAACGGACTAACTGCTGGAGTAAAATACTGGGTAGTAGGAACGGTTGCTACTAATACATTCCAATTGGCAGCATCTTATGGTGGCAGCGTATTAGCTACATTTACCAACGGTTCTGGACTTGACCTCGACTTTGAAAAGATCGATTACCCAGTAGCAACTAACGCTGTAACATCAACTACTGCACTAATCACAGCAGCACAGACACTTGATGCTGCACAAGAAACAATTGTTACAAACTCAACCAGTTACTTGACTGCAACCTATCCAACATTGGTATACAACACAGCCAAGTGCCAGCGAGATGTTAGATTAATTCTTGAAGCTGTGATGTTTGACTTTATGTTTAACTCTAATGTTCAGTCAACTAATGCAGCCTATGCATATCTAAGATCCAGCGCCAGTGATGTGTTTACTAACAATCAGAAAACAGCTACTCGTGCAGCGTTTACCTATGTTAAGACACAGGCCAACGCCAACGTAGGCGGAGATGCAACTGCACAGGCAAGAATTTCTACATTAATGACAACTATCGATGATATTATCTTTGGTGCAACCTTTGATGGTTCAGTATGTCAAACAGAAATTCGTGCAGCTGATTGGGCTCGCCTACAACTTGAGCGCAACAGAGCATACATTGTTGCTGAAATTTCAGCATATATGACTCAGACATTTAAAGGTACTGTTACAGCGACCAATTCCGCTGATTACTTAACTATCAGTGACACAAGTTGGTTGAAACGAAATGCTGCTGTTAGATTTTCCGGAACAGTGTTTGGGGGAGTAAGTACAGAAACAACTTACTATGTTCAAAACGTAATAAGCTCAACACGTTTCACCGTTGCGTTAACACGTAATGCTACAACTCCGGCAGACCTATCAACAGCCGCAGGATCAATGACAGTGTCTTATTACTTTAATACAGCATTATGCTTACGTGATGTAGGCAGAATGATCGATGCATTTAAGTTTGATACAATGTATCCAGGAAACTACAAAACAATAATGGCTGCAAGATATTATGCCAATGCTGTTCTTGGTAGTTATGAAGAAGATGCATTCTATCTACGCAATGGTACTGGTCTACGCAATATGACGCTTGAAGGACTGTATGGAGATCTTACACCTCCAAACATTTACGGTACTTCAAGAACAACCGCAGGAGCATACGCAAGTCTTGATCCGGGTTGGGGACCTGCAGACTTCCGTGGTTGGATTACTAACCGCTCACCATACGTACAAAACTGTGTCTGTTTTGGTTATGCTGCAATTGGTCAAAAGATTGACGGTGCATTGCATAACGGTGGTAACAAGTCTATCGTGTCAAACGACTTTACACAATTGATCAGCGACGGTATCGGCGCTTGGGTAACTAATAACGGTCGTGCAGAACTTGTTTCTGTGTTTACATACTACGCACACGTCGGTTATTTGTCAGAAGCAGGCGGACGTATTCGCGGTACAAACGGTAACAACTCTTACGGTAAGTTCGGTTCAGTAGCAGAAGGGTATGACGTAACTGAAACTGTTGGTACAGGTATTGTTGACAACAGAAACTTCGTAGCAGCCACAGGTAAAGTTAACACTGACGGTGGTACTTCAATATTCAACGTAGAGTGGACCAATGCTGGAACAGATTACACTACTGCAACTTACTCAATCAGTGGCGCAGGTATTAATGCCAGCGTTGAACAAGGTGACGAGATACGTGACGGTGCAGTTTTCCAAGTTAGATTGCTTGATTATGTAGACGATTCAACATCAGCACCAGAAGCCGACGGCAACTATGGTGGTTACGGCTATGTTTCAAATGCCAATACTGCACAGGGCGGTACAACTACACAGATTACCATTGCTGCTACTGACGGCGAATTAAGCAGTGCATATATTGGAATGAAATTATTTTTAACTGGCGGCACTGCTGCTGGTCAATTTGGTATTGTTGCAACATACAATTCAGGTACAAAAATAGCTACAGTTAACAAAGAATCAACAGGTGCGGCTGGGTGGGATCATATTGTTCCAGGAACAACTATTACATCGCCTGATGCATCAACAACCTATGTAATGGAACCAAGAATTTCATTCACAGCACCGACTTATTCGTCTACAGCAAGAACATTAGCAACCAGCCAAACATATACAGATGTTGCCTATGCTGAATTACAACGAACATACCTAAGTGTTACTGGTACAACTTCTGGTTCTGGTAGTGCTGCTGCGTTTAACGTAACAAGAAAAGGCACGAAGTATTCTTCAGTTATATTAAGAACAGCAGGTACTGGCTATGCAAGATTAGATACTATTACATTAGCTGGTACTGCTCTCGGCGGTGCAGCAACAACTAATAATATTACTATAACTATTACCGCAGTTAACTCAACTAACGGTGCTATTCAAGCGTTTGAATTCGTTGGAAAAGCATCTGGTGGTAACTTTGTTGCAATATCATCAGGTTCAAGAACTATTAATACATCGATTGATGGAACTACTTGGACTGAAAGACTATTAGCTCTGCCAAGCACTTCAAACTGGACTGCAATGGCCAGCGGTAAATTAACTGCTCAAGAAACAGCAGGGTCGTTTGTAATCGGTCGTTCATATACTATTCTAAGTCTTGGCGATACAATTTGGACTACTATTGGTGCTGTCAATCAGGTAGTAGGAGAAATATTTGTTGCTACAGGAGCAGGTTCTGGAACAGGAACAGCTACTCCAAATGCAACAGCTATTGTAGCAGTATCGAGTAGCACAACAGTTAACGCTTATTCAATTGATGGCGGTATAACATGGACAGCAGGTGGAGCACTATCATCTTCAGGTACATGGTCTGGTGTTGCATACGGACAAGGTAAATGGGTAGCAGTTAGAAGCGGTAGCACAGCGTCTTCATACAGTATCAACGGTGGTATCAGCTGGTTATCCGGCGGTGCATTGCCAGCAAACACAACATGGACTGCGGTTGCATACGGAGCCGGAAAATTTGTTGCTATCGCCAGCGGCGGTACACAAGCAGCCAGCTCAACAGACGGTGGTCTGAACTGGGTGTCACGTACATTACCAAGCAGCACAAACTGGACATCAGTGACCTACGGTAACAATAGATTTGTAGCAGTATCAAATACATCAGGCACAGCAGCAGCTTATAGTCTTGATGGTATTACATGGGTAGCCAGCACTGTACCGTCTGCACAATACACAGATGTAAGTTACGGTCAAGGCGTGTTCCTTGCTGTAAGCCAAAGCACACAAGCAGCCAGCTCTGAAGATGGCGTATTATGGACTTCACGCACTACATCAACAGCAGCTAACGGTTTCAGCGCAGTAATATTTGGTAATCCAAATCAGTCAGGATCGTTTGTAGCAGTACAACGCAGCACAGCAAGTACAGTAGCTTCACAGCTATTAGTTGGTGCCCAAGCAAAAGCTCGTGCGTATGTATCACAGCAGAAGATCTTTGCTATTAGATTAACAGAGCCAGGTAGCGGATACACTGTGGCTCCGACTATTACTATCACAGATCCAAACAATACCTACGAAGCACCGACACAGGTGCGTATTGGCAACGGAGCATTAGGCAATCCAAGCTTCATTAACAGAGGTACTGGCTATATTGCAGCAGCAGTTGATCTTGATACCGGTGACGGATACGGTGATTACTATCAAAGCGGTCAGTATATTGCAGTCAAGAGATTGACCAAATATCCAGTAGCAGGATCTAACGTGGTATTTGCACACCTACCAAACCAAACATTTAAATTGGTACAGGTACTTACACAGCTTGGATCATTCCCAGGTGCATATTCAGCGTTCTTCCAGATTGCTCCTAACATGAAGGATTACAGTCCTCCAGAGCATGAGCAGGGCGTAACAACAAGAATTCGTTACTCACAGGTTCGTTTAACAGGACACGACTTCCTTGATATTGGTTCAGGCAATTATGATGACACTAATTATCCAGGCGGCATTCCAGTTAATGCACCTACACAGGCTAATGAAACTGTAGATTCAAACGGTGGACGTGTGTTCTACACATCAACTGACCAGGACGGTAACTTCCGAGTTGGTGAATTGTTTACAATTGAACAGTCCACCGGTGTTGCAACATTGAATGCAGATGCGTTTAACATTGCAGGTCTACAAGAACTTACGCTTGGTAACTTATCTTTAGGTGGCGGTTCAGCTACTATTACTGAATTTAGTACAGATCCATTCTTTACACAGAATTCAGACACTGTAGTTCCTACACAGAGAGCAATTAAAGCCTATATTACATCACAGATTGGTGGCGGTGGCGCTGCATTGAACGTAAATAGCGTAACAGCAGGTTACATCTATATTGCAGGACAGCAGATTACCACTACAACAGGTGGTGCAATTAACATGAGAGCAACTTTTGAATTCAAAGGTGGAGTCAGAGGTTATCCAGTAGCTTGGAACTACTTTTTAAACTAAATACAACGGAGAAATAAATTATGGCAACAGGAAGATTAGGAGCAGCAGATTTAAGCGCAGCGACAAACACGCCAGTGTACGGCCCAGTAGCGGCAAGCGTTTTTTCAGTGGTTACTGTAAACGTGCTTAATCGCAATCCCAGCACATCGGTAAGCATTAGACTCGCAATTTCAACCAGCGCAAGTTCACCTGCAAACGCAGAATGGATTGAATACGATACAGTGTTAGCAGGCAAGGGCGTATTAGAAAGAACAGGTTTGATCTTAGATGAAGCTAACAAGTACGTGATAGTATACGCCAGCGGAACTGGTGTATCAGTTAACGTCTACGGCATCGAAACATCAACGGTTTAATATAAGGAACGAATCATGGCAAGAAGAATTTCAGGAGGCGCAGCCGGCGGTATAGCAGCAGCAGGAGTACAATTTACTGCTACTACACTTACCACAGCTGATAACGCAGACATAACTGTTGATCCGTCTGGCACTGGTATTTTTAAAATTGCCTCAGATGCGCAAATTAACGATGCAGGTGTGTTTAGATTCGCCGACGCAGACAGTTCAAACTGGGTGGGATTTAAATCAGCTGCTACTGTAGCAGCAAACGTTACGTGGACCTTACCCGCAGCAGATGGTACCAACGGTCAGTTTTTATCAACTA